GTACAGAGCAGATGGACGCAGGACGTCAGAGCCGAACATCATCTTGGAAGCGAGCAGGGTGCCCTGCTTAGCTACAGAGTATTCGGTCTCGGTCACGAGATCCTGTGCCTTCACAACGCCGAGGCCCGAGGTGTGCATGAACATACCGAGGGTGTCGGTGGCATCGATAGCGTAGTCACGGCCAAGGCCAGCAGCGGCGTTAGTGCCGGTGGTAGGCTTGTTGAGCGGAGTACGGCCATCAGGGCCGGTGTTGGTGTAGGCGGTACCGTCAATCGCGAGGTGGTTCGTCTTGATGATATCGAACCCTGCAACCTTGTAGATCACAGCCTCACCGAAGTTACCGTTGCCAGCCGAGAAGTCGCTGTTGATGATCGTCTTGTCGGTCTGGTTGATCAGCGAGTAGTAGGTCGATGGAGAGACGTACAGAGCACGGCCTTCCATAGGCAGATCTTCGCTGTCGAAGTAGGCCGCAGCTTCGAAGGCAGCGGTCACGAGGTCAGCAGCGCCAGCGGCAGCGCCGACGTGCTTGGTCACAGAGTTGTTCATGCCAACGAGGCCAGCGCCGATACCGGTAGCAGCACCAGTTGGGGTAGCTACGCCGGGGGTCTGTGCGTCGTTGTACTGGTCGCCTACACGGGCTGCACCAACAGCGAGCTGGAAGAGCTTACGCTCCATGGTCAGCGCGAGAGCCGAGGCCATTTGCTTGCTGTATTCGCCACGGAACTCGAAGTGCGTGAGCATCTCGTCAAGGTTGTGGATCCATACGGAGCTCACAAGCATGTCGTCGAGGGTCACGGTCTTCTCAGCCGTGTTGATTGCCTGACCGGTGATCTCGTCGCCGGGTACGAAGCTGGCAGCAGCAGCGCGGCCAATAGCTGGGAACTGCGCCGAGATGCCGCCGTTCAGGGTAATGGAGCGAACGCCATCTTTGAGGGCGAACTTCTCATCAAAGTGCTTGATCATCTCGCCAGAGAAGGTCTTGAGCAGAAGGTCACGCGAGGTGGCGTAGGTATTCGCCCCTGCGGAACCGGCGAAGGTGTTGGTATTCGCCGGATTTGGAGTGCCGATTTGTGCCATTGTTCTGGCCTTTCATAATCGAAATTTGTCTAGGATCGATCCTGCGCTGGAAAAGCGTCGCAAACTCCTTCCAAGGTTATCCCCGCAGGGGCCTCGGCGTGTCTCGTCAGTCTTCGCGGTGTCGCAGGTAGTTACCGGCGGTGCATGCAATTGTGCCGGTAGCCACGCCCACTTAGGAGTGGCACGTGTGTTCCTTGGGTACGCATTGGGGGAGCCATGAAAACGCTCCCCTCTGCGTGTTATTTGTTTCGGGCCCTGTTCTTGGCCCTGCTTGAAATGCGTAGGTTGGACCGTGAGTTGTTCGTGGGGTTACGGTCGCGGTGATCAACATCTTTGCCAGCCAGCTTCGACCGGCCCACCTTACGGATCATGAGCCTGCGGGCCTTGTTGCGGCCTGCACGTCTCTTCTTCTGCTCAGGTTTGGCGTGGTACGTGCGGTACTCTCGCTTGTAGTCACGTGCCATAGCAGAAGGCCTCACGCTTCACGTTGTTGAGGTAGATCTCGTCGATAGTCTGCTGGGTGTCCTGACGGCTGGCCGTGATGGTTGACCACTGCCCACAGGCGGCATCAATCCCGATACCAACCCTCCCGCTGCATCCGCTCATCACGAACATCAGGGCTATCAGCACTAGCATCGGTAGCAGCATCGATAGCAGCGCTGGCACGTCGATTTGCTTCTTCATCGTGGTTGTCCTTGAACGATTTTACGGCTGAGCGCTTGCTCCAAAGGACAAGACCCAGTAGGCCGGAAACGACCATGATGACCAGACGCCACTTAGCGTCGAGCCACTCGAGTGTGGATTTGAGAATGTTGAGCATAACGGTCACTTCCTCGACTTGGTGCCCGAACAGCGCCACCGCTTACGGCTGAGCCGCAGGGGGCTGTTGGGGTCTTTAGCTGCCTTGGGGAAACGCTTGAGTTGCGCATACGATCTTGCGCAATACGCATCCCCTTTGCTCGTTCCGGGGCGCACTCTTGCGCCACCATCTTTGGCCTTGCCAGCTTGGCCATAGGAGACCTGCTTGCCACTCGAGGTGATCTTGACCTTGGCCTTCCCTTTCGCTGGTTTGGCCATGGCGTTACTTCCCGCGCTTCTTCGGTTTGAAGCCGCCGCGTTTCTTGATCATCATGTCGTAGGTCTTGTCGGACACCGTGGAGTTCTTCTTACTCCGAGAGGTCCCGGCCCTCTTGCGTTTGTTCATGTTGCGGTACAGGCTCACGTTGTCTTGTTCCTTTTGGTCAGGCGATCAACCAGACGCCGCACAGGGTTCTGGGACATGCCTTGAGGTTGATGGATGTACGTCAGCTCTTCGGGGGTCGTTTCGATGGTGTAGCCTTCATCTCGCCAAGCCTCACGACACCCGTGGACCATCCCCCAGAACAGCTCGTTGACTACGGCTTGGTCTGAGAGGTTGTAGACGTCGTTGAACGCTCGATATCCCGGGCTGCGCTTGTTTCGTGCTCCGGCCTCCCACTTGCCCATGGCGATCATGACCCTCCAGAGCTTGTGGTAACCTTGGTCACCACGCCAGACGTCGATGACCTCATAGCGTCCAAGGCCACTGTCTCGGGCTACAGTGTCACCGTAGGTGTCCGAGTGGCCCGTCTGGTAGGCCTGCATGATATGCTCAATCGATGTTGCCCCCGGCTTGAGGGACGCTCGTCGAAAGACGTAGTGCCCCCAATACGCAGCGCCGCCATAGACATGCCTGAACGCTGGGGTGGGCAATCGGGAACCATCAGAAGCCGGGAGTTCTTGGCTGCCGAGTGCGCCAAATCTTGCTTCGTGATTGTCTCTGGATGCTCCGATGGCTCCGATGTTCCTGAGCCTGACCGAAGCTGGGATGCCTCGGTCAAACTCGCTGTACTTCCATGGCCCTGTGTTGAGTTCCATGGTGCGGGCTACAGCTTACTGCGGCCCAGCTTCTCGACGACCTGCTGGTTGAAGTGCGGGTCTTTGGAGTAGCGCGGGTCGGCCATAGCCTCGTGGACCTCAGCCCAACTATTGAAGGCGTCGAGTGACGCGGGTTCACCACCGGCTACCGTGCGGGCAGGCTCATTGGCCCCAGCCGCAGACATCTTTGCCTGCATGCCGGAGATGGCCAGACCTACAGCCGACAGGTTGCCGTCGTTGAGGAGGTTGTTGAAGACGTCAATCTCGGCCTCGGGGAGGTTGTCTGCCGCCCACTCGATCATGGCGTTGTAGTTGTCAGCTCCACCAGCGGCCTCATAGACCGCATTGTTGAACGTGGTGACAGCAGCCTCCTGACCGGCGACGAAGGTGTCGTAGATCTCTTGGCTAATCGTACCGGCTGCCAGAAGGGCATCCATGTCCACGTCGTGCTCAGTGGTGGTAGCGTCGTCCTCGTCGTTACCCTCAGCGGTCTTGCCGTTGATGGAGAGGTCTTTCGTCTTTGCAGGATCCCCGGTGCCACCCAATGAGCCCATCTTCTTCTCGAGTTCCGAGTAGGCCTTCGCGAGGTCCTCAACGGTCTGGAACTTACCGAGCAGGGGTTGCTCAGCGTTCTGAGCGTTGAGCGGGTTGCCCTCAGGGTCGAGACCGGCGTTGGCCAGTTGCTCTTCCATAGAGGGCTCAGGGGTAGGGGTGTCGGTTGCTACAGATACAGCTTCAGTGCTCATCAGTTAGCGATCCTTTTTTATTGTTGTTGCCCAGCGGCGGCGTTGAGGTTGTTGGCTCCAGCCTGCATCATCATTGTTTGTGCTTGCTGTTCCATGGCCTGAGCCTGCTGCTGTTGGATTTGTTGTTCGGTGAAGATCAGGCCGTCCATTTCGAGACCCAGAGACACACCTACGCGCTTCACCAGATCACCGATGTTCACCCGTCCGAGGGCTTCAGGGCCCATAGGTGCGATGGCTTGGAGGAGCTGCATGTACTTGTTGAGGTCGTGTCCACGGCCCAGTGCGTCGAGACCGGTGACCACCGTAGGTGCCACCACGTCTTTCGGAAGAGCCGGGAGCTTCTTGGCCTTGGTCATCTGAGACATCAGCCGCTTGACCAGAGGGAGCTGGAGTTCGGTGCTCAGGACCGAGTAGACACCACCCAAGGTGTTCTCGAGCTGCTGTGCCCGCATCCGTACTTCCTCAGCCGTGACACGCTCACCAT